AGCTTCTAAAAAGCCTACTTTTCCTACTTCACTATAAAATATTTTTAAATTATCTATAATATTACCTATACTATCTATGAAAAAATCAAGTGCAGGTTTAAAAACACTCATCCATTTATCTACATTATTTGTTAATTGAATAACAAATTCTGTTAATTTTGGTAATCCTTCATTTGCTAGATAATCAAAAAATGGTCTCGTTAATTTACCAAATAAAATGTCAATATATTCGATTAACCTTTCTTTTTGCCCTGCATATGTTTGAGTCATTTTTTCCATACTGTTTGCGAATCTACCGCCTTCGCTAGTGGCAGATACAAAAGCATCTCTTACCATTTCAGTTGTAATTTTGCCGTCACGCATTTCATCAGTTAATTGTCCTATTGACTTGCCTGTTTTCTCTGAAATAATCATTAGAGGGTTAAAGCCTTGGTTTACCATTTGGCGGACTTCTTCGGCCTGTAGCTTGCCTTTTGCGGTCATTTGACCGTAAGCAATTGCCATTAGATTTAATGACCCACCACTACCACCTAATGCAGAAGTAATATCTCCCATCATCTGCATATCCTCTAATACTGTTTCTTGTGCTACTCCATATCCTAATAAAGTTCTTGTAGCTTGGGAGAGGTCTTTTGTTTGAAAAGGAGTCTCCGCAGCAAGTTTAATAATGTCCTCAGTCATTTTATTCCCTTGTTCGGCCGTACCTAATAATGTTTCATAACTCATTGTCATGGAATCCATCATTATATTAAACTTAAAACCGCTGTCAACTGCATCGGTGAAGGCATCTGCCAACGCGTTAATGCCTGTTGTTATAGCCTCAAAAATAAGAAGACCACCTGCGACTTTGCCCATTGATGAGAGTATATTTGTTAGAGAATTACCAGACTGCCTACTCCTGTTAAATGAATTATTTAAATCACCTGTACTTCTTCGGATTCGATTTATATCATTAACAATCGAGTCTGCACCCTCACCACGAAATCTTAAAATTAATTCTTCTACTGTAGCCATTCTCTCACCTCCTAATTTAATTATATAACAAAATAAGTCATCATAATTATGAAATGACTTATTTTTGTTACATTTTTGTATTTGTCATGTATTCAATAGGTATTGCCCCATCAATGTCTAATCCTTGGTTTTGAGGCTTCATTCCATGAAGCTTCATTTGGAATTTTTGGTCATCTTCCAAATGTTCAGTATAATATTTTAATATTAAAAACATTTGATGTCTGGTCAATTGTTTAATCTCTTTCATGGACATATGATGAACCCTCATTAAAACTTCAAATACCCTTCCCCAATCATATACTCTATTATCTATTTGGATTGAATTGCCTGGGTTAGGGTTAGAAAGTTTTTTATGTAGCTATAGTTTAACTTAAGACTTTCTATTATTAATTTAATTATGTCATTTTTAGTTGCTTTAGTAACTTGTATAAATTCATACGTGACTGGAGATTCTTGGTTGACAGTACATAATCTTGCTAACTCAAGTAAATCATCTCTTAATAGGTTAGATAATGTTTTAATTAAATTTTCGGTAAAATTTTTATTTTTAGTGTCCAACTCTCGCAAATTCTGAATTTTATCAATTATTAGAAATAATTTATCTTCTAAATCGTTCGCCTCATCATATGGCAAGGCGGTTATATTAATATCTGCATCTCCAAACATTAATTCTATCCCTTTATTTCTTAACGCGCGTCTTTCCTCAGTGTCTTGCTTTGCTTGAAATTTCTTATATATCTCGGTTTTATTTTGTTTATCGGTTTTATTTTGTTTACTTGTCATTTTTTCACCTCACATAAAAATATAGTGGTAACATACCACTATATTCATTATATCATAATTTTTACGCTGCTGTTGTAAAGTCAATAATTTCATTATCTGCCATTTGTGAATAATCATCTAATGCTCTAACATCTTTAGCTATAACAAATAAATAAGTAGTGGATGTTGATAAATTAGCACTAGGAGTGAATGTAACCTCGTCTGAGTCGGTTTGCGACACCGACCCTGCTACACCAACGCCAGCATCCGTCATCAACACAAAATTTCCTAAATTCAATGATTCTGGATGTATATTCCTATTAAATGTTACAACTATAGTGGTGTCTACTGCAATCCCTGAGGCTGCATCTGCAGGTACAGTAGATGAAACCGCTAATGTAGGAGTAGTACCAGTAACATCTGCTGTTTCTTCTCTCCAATATCCTAATTGTTCACCTGCTGACTCGGTAGTATCCGCAGCAGCTTTAAATGTTACTTTAAAACCTAATGTTCCATCTTTTTTGAATACCGCTTCAAAACTAGGACTTATGTTAACTTTATATAATCTAATTTTTATATTTAAGTTTGCTGCATTTCTTTTAGGTGCAGTATATTCCAAAACATAATCAGTAAGAATATAGTTTCCACCAAACTTAATTTGACTATATCCTTTATTAGATGCATCTGCTACCTGAGTTTCAACCGTTCCTGCATTACCTAAAGCAATTTTTAATTTCTCAGCCGATGCTTCTGATAATATCGTTTCAAATATGCATTCTTCACCTGGTACAAAATATCCGACTGGACTTAATACTTGGTCTACATTTATCGGTTCTAATTCTGCATTATATGTGAGTGTAGCTCCTTCGGATGTATAACCTACATCAATAGGAGTACCGTCAGGATTAAGAACCAATGACCCTGCTCCTGCATGAATTTTACTTGGAGTTCCCATTTAATAACCTCCTTTATTAAGTATTTGATATTATATAATTTATTTCACCTTGTACCATACAACCTTGAGCTAACCCATGATCACTCTGGTACAAATCTGAATATTTTACTTCCCTTATGATAGGTGAATGTAAATTAGGAATCCAATTACTTTCTTTTCTTAGAATCCTTACAATTGCATCACCATACCTTAGTACAAATCTATGTAAATCACTTGGGTCATTTTCAACCACCCATGCGATAATTTCATAATAAAGTCGTCTATCCTGCCATTGATATTCATCCTGTTTAATATTAGTAGTATCTGCATATATTAACAAGCAGGGGAACGTTGTCAATATATCGGCTGACAATAATCCTATTTTAATTTCTTCAAATGTAGGAGTAGACCTACTGGCAGATACTTCACTATCAATTGTTGCCAACATAGTATTTAAATTATTAGTAATCATAGTATTTATTCTATTCAAAGCATATTCAGTGTTCATTCATTACCCCTCCTAATTAAATTTAAATACTACCTTCGCAGCTACCTTCGCCCATTTTTTCGCTTGAGTTTGAGTTAAATTAATAACAGGTCTAGCAGGCATTTTATTAGTTCCCCTCTGATGGTATTTACCTAATGGATGGTTTGAACCAATATCTAATGTATTACTCGTTCTTCTCTCGATATGATATCCACCTTGTCTAGTAAAAGAATTTCTTAACCCACCTGTTAAAGTTAAAATAGGTTTTCCAGGAGCTACTTCATTTTTCCAAGTCTTATAACTTGGACTCAATCTCTGCCATCTAACATTTCTATTATATCTTCCAGAAGTTTCAAAAGTTTTCTCTTGAACTTCTCTAAAATCCTCTGCTAACTTATCAAACATTGGATTCATGTTTTTAAAATTATCTTCCATTCTTCTAAATAATCTTCTAAATTGTTGTAAATTCCGAACTTCTATAACTACCACTGGATTGTACCTCTTTCCCAAGTTCTATCAGGTGCATCATTTTCACTATCTCCATGTGCTGTAAAAGACCAAAGTCTATCATCAACTTTTAAAGTAGAATTTGGTAATGGTATAGATTGATCTATAATTCCCTCTAATGTTTCTTTAGCCTTATCGCACCATCTTTGAACAATATTAGGGATTTCTAAATTACCTCTACTTTGTAAAATAAGAACATGTGCCACCTCACAAGCTACCATCCTACAGGCTGCATATTTTATTACTTCTAAATCATCACTATCCGTGATAGGTACCGTATAAGTATTGCTTAATTTTGCATTAATTATAGCATCCACTTCTGGTATAAAGTAGGTTGTCAATTCTGTAGTTGTAATTTTTGAACTAGCAGAAAATTCAAACCATTTTAATAACCTGTCCACATCATTAGTTGTACAATAAGCCATACTTGTTCACCTCCTTAAATAGCAGCTATAGCAACATCTTGACTACCTGACGCATTTTTACCAGATTCTCCATCAAAGTAATTAACTGCCCAGGTTGAACCTGTTACAGTATCAACTAAAGTTTTACTATAATCTGCTGTTCCATGATTATACATATTTCCAACTAAATATATATTGCTACATGCAGTAGTATGTAATTCAATTGCAGCAGTACTAAATAATCCATATGCATTTAAATTAATCCTAGCACCATTAGCACCTACTAATCTAACTGCATTAACGCAAGCATTTCCACCACTTTGACCTAAATATTCTAAATCTAATGTAAATCTATCAGCAGTAGCAGTTGTTAACACTGCTCTTACCGCTTCAACATCAGATGCATCATCTCTATGAGTCATTTTTATACTAACATCTGCTCCACTTACAACTATAGGTGATACAACACTATCAATTCCTGCTATAGTTATAATATCTTCTATAACTACACTAGCAGCCGATATGACTATAGTTGAATCTGTTGCTGTAAATGTAAATTTCGCTCTATCATTACCTTCACCAACAGATTTAATCTTAATACCTGCTACATCAATAGTAATGCCACTAGCAGCAGCAACATTTTCAGCATGACCTGGTGCAAGCAAAATTATATCACCCTGATTGGCTGTACACTTGTTTATTGCTGCATCTAATGTTGCTAGGGCATTCGCCCAAGATGAACCATCATTTGTATCTGCTCCACTTCCAGAATCAACAAAATAAGTATTACCTTGACCTGCTAGTATTGCTTGATTTCCAACTACTAATGATTGTGTAGCTGTAAGTTTCTTAAAAGTACCAACTATACCGTTATATATATGATCATTCAATCCCATCTATTAACCCTCCTTTTTTTGCTAGGGTAATATTTAATACCCTAGCATTAAGATATAACTGCTTCTAGCAAGTAACCCATGTCCGAACCAGTTACTTTCAAATCAAAGTTCATGAAACCTTCTATGATATCACTATGCACATCTTCATCTCTCCATCTTCTTACACCTCTGATTTGACCACCATCTCTAGGCCATACAAAAGTGTAGACTGCACTAGGAGTTTCCTTAGCAGGTGCATTAGCAACTACACCTAGCCAAACATCCTTAGTCCAGATTTTGCTAAATGAAGCAGTTTGACCAATGTTAGCAGTATTTTTAGATGCATCACCTATCATGATATCTTCTATATCAAAGATATCTCTAAGAGTTTGTAATGTAGCAATTCTCATTGTATCATTAGCCATTCTTCCTATAATTTCAGGATGATGTTTCAACACCTTATATACATCTTTTGAGATTATCATTTTATTTACCTTATGGCCTGTTCCTGCTTCTACCGCATCAATTGCAGCTTCTATGTCAGTAATAGGACTTGAATTAACAGTATCATCCCACAAATTAGTAGGTGTACTTGAGTTATCCCAGTTACCAGAAGTAGTCATGACAGATGCTGCCAATACCTCCCACTTCAATAAAATTTTATCAGTTACAAAATTAGTTTTTGCAGTTTCTAAACTTAAAACCGAATCCGCGTTATCCCTTTCTTCGTCAGATAACGTCGTGCTTAATGCAATTTCTTCACATTGAAAGCTATCAGTTGACAATCTAAAACCTTCTCTATTAGATGCCGCCCCTGACTGTCTTTTTGCTGCCAAATCAGCGAATGTATCAGCTTTATTAAATTTATAATATTTGTCACTTTGATTTGGTACTCTCACCATTGGAGCTACTTTGTCAGCGATATATATTCCATTTTTATATTTGATGGAAATATTCTGTAGTACGACATCTTGATGCACTGCATTACTTGTTGGATTCATCATTCTTACCCCCTTTATTTTTTATTATCCTGCTATGTACTGAACCCCATTCGTTAATAATGCACTTATAATATCATCTTGTGCTGTGGCAGCTTCAAGAGCTATAGCATTATAAGTGTTGGTATCTGCTGTAACTGCTACAGCTCTACCACTTGCTTGAGAACCTAACTTATCATTAATTGATATAGCTGCATGAGCTACCAATTTACTTATTCCGATCAACATAACTGTTGCCTGTTCCCCAGACTCTGGGTCATTTTGAAGTATTCCAATTGGAACTTCACCATTGCCACAGATATCAACTTTTCCAGTTGATAATAGTTTTACATACCTGTACTGATAATCTGATAAGTCCGCGTTTGCTTCATAAGTTTTTGCTAAAATTTTATTTTCACCAGGCATTAAATCCCCCTCCTTTGTTCTTCAAAATCTTTAAATAGTTTTGGGTTAGTTTTTTCAACATGTACTAATGCATCATGATATTCCAGTTTTAAATCTTTTTCTGCTTTTTTAACCTCAGCTTCAAATAATTGAATTGCTGAATTTTCAGTTTGACCTTGAGAACTACCTTTTTCACCTAAAGTTACTATAGGTTGCATAATATCTAATAATTCTCTAGTTGATTTTGGGTCTGCCATAAATTGAGCTTTAAATGTTTCAACCATTGAAGGAACTAATTTACCCTCAGATAGACATTTTGAAGATAACTTATCCCACTCCGCTTCTTGAAGATTAGCTTCAATGGCTTTTATAGATTCAGAAAGTTGTAATACTTTCTTTTCAGAATCAGTTAAATTCTTAGAAGTTTCATCTAATTTCTTAGTTGCTTCATTTAATTTAGTTGTTACTTCACCTAATTTTGTTGAATCTTCAATTAATTTATTTATAGCTGCTGAAACATCTGCTTCTGTAGATGATTCTGATAACTTTAAAGCTTTTCTTAATTCTTCATTCATTTTATTTTCATCCCCTTCCAATAATGGTATATAAGTTTGTTGATTTATTTCATTTTCTAAAGGTTCGGCAAGAACTACAGACTGCATTTTCTTTATGAACGGTCTATTTGTTAATGCCCCACCAAACAATACATTTTTATGCTTTTTACCAGTTTCATTATCGATATAATTAAATTTAAACTCAGGACTAAAATATTTAAAAATCTTTTTATCAATATTTTCTTTTCCTAACTCTGTCCATTCAATTTCACCAAACAATTTATTACCTTTTTTAATTAATTTCTTTATCCACCCTGCGGCGGCTGTCTTATTGTTAGTCTCACCATGTTCAATATCTATAGCTAGATTGATACCCCTAACATTTTCATTAAAGTTTCTTATAAAATCATCCATTACCTCAGAGGTAATATTTAATTCTCCATATGCAGGATGATTCCATTTACCTTCTCTAATCATTTCAATCTCACTAGTATTACTATCTGATAAAGACACTAAATAATTAAAAGATTCACTAGCCTTGACCCATTTATCGCCTTTCTTGTCATATCCTGCTGCTCTAACCGCAGCCCAAGCTGTAGCGAAAGCTTTGTCTTTATCACCATATTGCTTGTTTGCATTATTAAAAGCTGCAATAAATATATCCTTAGCCGCAGGTGGCAAACCTTTGGCGGATGGTGGCAAGTTTTTTCTAGTATATGGCATTCTTTCACCTCCTATATATCTTTTGCTGCTAATTGACTATAATATGAATATAGTTCTATATTAGCAATTAATACAGATTTCATATAAGTACCTATAAAACTAGCTTCTCCAAACTGATCTACTCTACAACCAATTCTAACATTTGGTCTATCTGAAAACGAACTTGTAAAAGGAGTTACTCCAACACCTAATGAATCATTACACCTTAATGAAACGATTCCATCATTCGCCCCTCCGCTATACCACCCTAAAGCTGCTTTGTTAACTTCCGTAAAAGAATGAATTACAGGTGTAGTATGCCTTATATTACCCCCCAAAATAGAATAAATAGTTCCATTACCCCAATTAATTTTTAATCCATATGTAGTTGTAGCAGCCCCCCATTCGTTTTTAGCAAATATATCCCCACTTACTGTACTGCCTTTAAAATTTGCCCATACTCCTATAGGTCTGGATGTCATTTCTATTTCAGAATATTCATCTATCTTGAAAAAATCATCAGAGCCGTCAAATAACAATCCATCAGGTTGATAACTACCACTAACTACTATTTTTGGACAACTAGCATCTGTATTTTGATAAATTGGGTAAGTAGGTTTAGCTTGATTACCTACTGATGTCACTAACCCATCAGATGCCCCCACAAAACTTTCAACAGCCGATTGACTCAATTTATTATCAGATGCTTGAGGATAAAAATCTTGTGTAGCATTATCGCTAGTCCTTTTTACGGTTAATAATTTCCCTGTATATGAATTAACTAATTTTTCATATGGACTAAATATTAATACAATATTATCTGATATCCCTATATCATCTAATGCAGGGGTCACACCTTCGGATTGCGGAGGATGCATTAATAGTAACCTTTTAGGTGTATACATTATGCATTCACTCCCTCCAACCCAACGGTATACACCGTTTCGGCGGCAGGCGTATAAGCTGCTAAAGTTTGTAATATACCGTAAACAGTATTACTGTTATTTACAAATTTTCTCTTTAAATTAATATTATTAACTTGTGAATATAATGTATCTCCTAAATCCACAGGCACTTCAAAATCTATATAACCTAAATACTTAGACCTGTCGGCAGAAGGTAGGTTATAAGCTGCATTATCAACTATATCCGTAGGTTCGGCATTATATAAATGTAATCTAAATCCGTCCATACCTGATGGTACAGCATTGATCGGTATCATTAACCATGCACCTGTTACAAAAAATCCTTCTCCTTTATATGTAATTAGATCAGCAAATTCTATATTTGCAGAAGATGAGGTTCCAATTACATCATTTGCTGTATATGCTGTCGTATTATCAGGTCTAGTGATCGTATTACTCACACTACCTGTACTAGATATAGTTCTAACCGTTTCTATAATATTCATATGTTTTTTTCACCGCCCTTAATTAATGAATTTGATTACATTACATGCACGCCCCAACTGCCATTACTTCACTCTGTTGCCCACCAACAGCCGCTTTTATTTGTAATTTAATGTAAGGTATATATGATGATGCTATAAATGCATTGATATCGATAGTTTCATGGTTGGATGCTGATAAATTTCCTGTAGTAATTGAAGTGTTAAATGTAGTACCATCCATAGAACCTAATATCCTGTAATCAATGGCATTAGTATCACCAAGATTCCTTAATTCAACTGTTTTATAATAATATCCTCTAGTATCCCAATGCTCTCCTAAATCAGCATATGAATCGGTAGTATTTTGTGAAGACCATGAACATTCAAAATGTGACCTCCTGTATCTAGGTAATCTTTTGTTATCTTGATGCATTAAATCACCTTCTTATTAAATTTTTCATTTGATTTTTGTTTTAAGATTCGATTGATTCTTCATAAATCAACTTAAATGATTTTTTATGTGAACACCATGTAATTTTCATATGAAAATCAAATGGTAATATAAAATTCTAATTAGTATAAGTAAAATAATAATAAGTAACTTCTGTTACTTTTCTTTTATTATGTATACCCATAATTTTATATTACCATTCGCACTAATATTCGTCAATTATTTTTTAGTAATTTATCGATAATTAAATTATTATCAATCTCATCAACTGATAATAACCTATTATATTCAGTTAAAATTATATATCTTAATGTTTCAC